TACCAAGAGCTAACTTTGGTAATGGTGGTGCAGCAGGAGCCGATGAGAATTTTGCAACAGAACTAGAATATTTTTTTATGAATCCAGACACTGAAATTCCAGAAATAACAACATACAAAGAAACAAGTAATCCAATAAAGATATTTAATGATATTATAGATCCTAGAAACTATCCATACTACGCAGATGTGTTAGTTAGATCAGGTCTTCGTATTGGCGAGTTTGGTGTAAGAGTTTTACCTGCAACAGGAAAACTAATATCCGATGCAATGCAAAAAGGTGTATTTAAAGTTAGAGATAATCCAGACTCAAGATACGTGCAAGACTATGATGAGATATTACCATCTAATATTAGAGGCACAGGGATATTCTCAGAGTTTTTAAAAAATATAACACCAACAACATTAGAAAAAAAAGTTGGTCTTGATACATTAATTAAAAAAGAAGAACAGAAACAAATAGATAGAGGTTCAACTGTTGGTCCAAAAGTTTTTGCAGATACCATTGGTCTTGGTGCCGAGGTCACTGCTCCAATTTTTCCTGGTCTTAAATTATTAAGAGCTTATGCAAAATCAAGAAATCTACCAGTAGATAACGTTACCAAAGAAATATTGGTAAAAGAAATTGATGAAGTTTTAGAAAAACAAGGTATGGATAGAAGAGAATTTTTACAAGTAACAGGTGCAGGTGCTACGGTTATTTTAGCAAAGATGCTAGGCTTTGGAGATGAGATGGCACGAACTGCAAAAGTTACAGAAAAGGTTGCAGAAAAAGCAACAGGTGGCGGAGTTCCTCCATATTTTTTTCAATTAGTAGAAAAAATTAAAAAAAGTGGTAGACAAATTGAACCTGATTTTGATCCAAGAGTTGAAAACAATATGCAATTTGAAGATTATGTTATGAAAGAAAATATGGCGACAGGAGAGATTAGTATTCAAAAAATAAAAGAAGACGGTATGAACGTAGGTGATGATGTCATAGAAGGTGTTGTTTCAGATGAACTCATTACTTATAAACCAGGAGAGAATGTTTTAGGAAAAGATGGTAAGTATTATAGAACGGCCGATGAATATGAAGAATCTACAGTTAAACCTGATAGTGAAGGTAAAATGAAAGATTTAGAACCTGGTTTAGATTCTATTGAAGAGATCATAGAACTTTTACCAAATCAATTAAAAATGTCTGAATTAGAAGCTGCTGGCTACAATGTTGATGCTTTTCCAGATAATATTAAACGACTATTAATAGATGACTTACAAAAGACTAACTAGAACCGTACCACCTAAGAGAGGGCCCAACCCACAAGGGTTGAATGTTCCCTTAAAACAGGTTAAGATAACAAACCCGGAGAATATAAATGGCAGATATAGACAAAACGTTACCAAACGTAAAAACATCGATCGAGGTTGATCCTCAAGAAGAAATAGAAATTGAACAGGAGAAAGCCGTAGATGCCCAAGATCCTGGAGTCGAGGTCACACCAAATGAAGATGGAAGCGTTGAAGTTAACTTTGATCCAAGCAAAGTAAATATTGAAGGTCAGCCAGGACACTTTGATAATTTAGCAGAATTACTACCAGAAGAAGTTTTAAAACCAATTGGTTTAGAATTAGTTGGTAATTACAAAGAATATAAAACAGGAAGAAAAGATTGGGAACAAGCTTACATACAAGGTTTAGATCTTTTAGGATTTAAATATGAAAACAGAACTGAACCATTTCAAGGAGCAAGTGGTGCAACACACCCTGTTCTTGCAGAAGCTGTTACACAATTTCAAGCTGGTGCTTACAAAGAATTATTACCAGCAGAAGGACCAGTTAGAACACAGATAGTTGGCAAACCTGATCCAGCAAAAGAGGCACAGTCACAACGTGTAAAAGATTACATGAATTACGAGTTGATGGAGAAGATGGAAGAGTATGAACCAGAATTTGATCAAATGTTATTTCATTTACCACTTGCAGGTTCTACATTTAAAAAAGTTTATTATGACGATTTATTGGGAAGAGCGGTAAGTAAATTTATACCTGCCGAGGATTTAATTGTTCCGTATACGGCTACCTCATTAGACGATGCGGAAACAATTATCCATACCATAAAAATTTCTGAAAATGATTTACGAAAACAACAAGTGGGTGGTTTTTATTCTGATGTAGAACTTGGACCCCCAGGTGTAAATCAAAATGATGAATTAACAAAAAAAGAAAGAGAACTTTCTGGAACTAAAAAAACTGGAAAGCAAGAAGATATTTATACGTTACTTGAGTGTCATGTTAATTTAGATTTAGAGGGTTTTGAAGATAAAGACAATGAATTAAATCCAACAGGAATTAAATTACCTTACATAGTTACAGTAGAAGAAGCTAGTCAACAAGTTTTATCTATTAGACGTAACTACGATCCAACTGATCCAAAGAGAAATAAGATCCACTATTTTGTCCATTTCAAATTCTTACCGGGTCTAGGATTTTATGGCTTTGGATTAATTCATATGATTGGCGGATTGAGCAGAACCGCAACGGCTGCTCTCCGTCAATTATTAGATGCAGGTACATTATCAAACCTGCCAGCAGGATTTAAACAAAGAGGTATTAGAGTTAGAGATGAAGCATCACCATTACAACCAGGTGAGTTTAGAGATGTAGATGCACCAGGCGGTAGTCTTAGAGATGCATTTATGCCTTTACCATACAAAGAACCTTCACCAACACTCTTACAATTAATGGGTGTTGTAGTTGGTGCAGGTCAAAGATTTGCAGCAATCGCCGACATGCAAGTTGGTGATGGTAATCAACAAGCTGCAGTTGGAACTACAGTTGCATTACTAGAGCGTGGTTCAAGAGTAATGTCTGCTATACACAAAAGATTATACTCTGCAATGAGAACAGAATTTAAATTACTTGCAAAAGTATTTAAAACTTATTTACCACCAAGTTATCCTTACGATGTTGTTGGTGGTCAAAGAGAAATTAAACAAATGGATTTTGATGAAAGAGTAGACATATTACCTGTCGCTGATCCAAATATTTTTTCAATGTCACAAAGAATTACAATTGCACAAACAGAATTACAACTTGCAACATCTAATCCACAGATACACAATTTGTATTTTGCATATAGACAAATGTATGAAGCGCTTGGTATAAAAAATATTGATGCAATATTACCTCCACCGGCTCCAATGCAGCCAATGGATCCTGCGTTAGAGCATATTAACGCTTTAGGTATGAAACCTTTTCAAGCTTTTAGAGGTCAAGATCACAGAGCACACGTTACAGCACACTTAAATTTTATGTCAACTAACATGGTTAGAAATAATCCACCTATTATGGCTGCAATTCAAAAAAATATTCTTGAACATATTAGTCTAATGGCACAAGAACAGGTAGAATTAGAGTTTGCAGACGTTTTACAACAAGCGCAACAGATGCAAATGATGGCACAACAAGACCCAGTAGCTGCACAACAGCTACAAAAAATTTCTCAAGACATAGAAGCAAGAAAATCTGTGTTAGTTGCAGAGTTAACAGCTGATTTTGCTAAAGAAGAAAAGGAAATTACGTCACAATTTGATGCAGATCCACTTTTAAAATTAAAATCACGTGAAGTTGACCTTCGAGCAATGGAAAATCAACGTAAAAAAGAGGCTGATGAAGCAAAATCTGATCTTGATAGAGCAAAATTAATGCAAGCTAGAGAATTAGCTGAAGAAAAAATGGATCAGAACGAAGATTTAGCAAAATTACGTGCTGGAGTTAGTCTTGCAAAGACTGGTGTACAACAAGCACAAGTTATGATAGACGATAATTAAGAAAAAGGAGTAAAAAATGCAAAAACTTGATAAAATCAAAGATGTTAAAGTTGCAGAGCAGAGTATTGAGGTAGATCCTAGATCAAAAACTACTGCTGACCAAGCTTTTAACTATATTGCTACAGGAAAACCTGAAATGCCAGTTGGTGGTCAGAAAAGAATGTTAGCAGAAAAGAAAAGAAATTCTAAAGCGTACTAATTATGTGGTTATCGGCAATTAAACTAGCCGTCTCTGCTGGAAGTAAAATTTACGCTAACAAGCAGAAGGCAAAAGTAGCAATGTCAGACGCACAACTGTTACATGCAGAGCGTCAAGCACGAGGTGAGGAAGCTTACCAAGGAAAATTGCTAGAAGCTCGTCAATCAGATTATAAGGACGAGGCGGTTTTAATTATATTGACACTCCCAATTTTGGTTTTAGCTTATGGAGTCTTTTCAGACGATGTGCAAGCTATGGACAAAATAAAAGTCTTCTTTGAGCATTTCCAGTCGCTCCCGTCATGGTTCACAAATCTTTGGATCCTTGTCGTGGCGAGTATTTATGGTATAAAGGGAACGCAAATATTTAAAAACGGAGGAAAAAAATAATGGCAAACCCAAGATATAATAAACAAGTCACAAATAGACGTGGTGCTATGGGTGGCGGAATGATGATGAAAAAACCTATGATGAATGTAGGTGGCGACGTCAAAAAAATAAAAAAAGCATTTGGACCTGGATCAACTAATCCAAAGAAAAGTGCAGCTAAAAAAAACTTAAAAAAAGTTGATGCTAAAAAAAACCCAGGTCTAGCTAAGTTACCAACTAAAGTTAGAAATAAAATGGGATTTATGAAAAAAGGCGGAGCAGTTAAATAATGGCTGGTCCTGGTCTTTATGCAAACATTCATGCTAAAAGAAAGCGTGGAGGTAAGATGCGAAAGAAAGGTGCAAAAGGTGCACCAAAAGCATCTGACTTTAAAAGAGCAAAACAAACAGCGAGATCATAATGACTAAACTTTGTCCTAGAGGTAAAGCAGCAGCGAAAAGAAAATTCAAGGTATATCCGTCAGCATACGCGAACGCATATGCTTCTAAAATTTGTGCTGGTAAAATTAAAGATCCATCTGGTGTAAAAAGAAAAGATTTTAGAGGACCTAAACCTAGCAAAGCTATGGGTGGGAGAATAAAATATGGAGCAGGTGGCGGAGTTTGCATAAGAGGAATGAATAGAGACGCTGTCGGAAAGAATTCTTAATGTCATGGCTGGTTTAAAAGAATGGTTCAAGCAAGATTGGGTCGACATTGGTGCTAAGAAAAAAGGCGGAGGTTTTAAAAAATGTGGAAGAAAATCTGCAAGTGGATCAAAAAGAAAATACCCCAAATGCGTGCCTGCTGCAAAAGCAGCAAGTATGACAGAATCGCAAAGGCGTTCTGCTGTTGCAAGAAAGAGAAGTAAAGCACAAGGTGTTGGTGGTAAACCAACAAATGTTCCAACATTTGCAAAAAGAAAAAAAGCTATGGGTGGTGGTTTTATGATGAAAAGACAAAGAATGGGAATGATATAATGAGAACAGATTATTCAACAAGAGCAGAATTTTCAAAAGGCACAATGCCTGCAAGAAACAAAAAGAATTTTAGACCCACTAAAAAAGGGGCTGGAATGACAGAGGCTGGAGTTAAAGCTTATAGAAGACTTAACCCTGGTTCTAAATTAAAAACAGCCGTGACTGGTAAAGTGAAACCAGGATCAAAAGCTGCTAAACGTAGAAAATCATACTGCGCAAGATCACTAGGTCAGCTTAAAAGAGCTTCAGCAAAAACTCGTAACGATCCGAACTCACGTATCCGTCAGGCAAGAAGGAGATGGAAATGTTAAAAAAACAAAAGATTAAAAAAGTAATCAAAGGTTTGAAAAAAGCATCTAAAACACATGCTGCTCAAGCTAAAACATTAAAAGGAGTTATCAGTGGCGGATCCAAAAAAGGGAACGGGAAAAAAGCCTAAAGGTTCAGGAAGACGATTGTATACGGATGAAAATCCTAAAGATACAGTTGGAATAAAATTTGCAACACCATCAGATGCAAGAGCAACTGTTGCAAAAGTCAAACGTGTTAACAAACCGTTTGCAAGAAAAATACAAATATTAACGGTTATGGAGCAAAGAGCTAAAGTGATGGGTAAGAGTCAAGTTGCTTCAATCGCTAAGAAAGGAAAAGATGCAATTAGAAAACGTCATAAAAAGACTAGTTAAATTTATTCATACTAGATCAGAAGCTTTATCTATAACAGTTACATCTGGAGGTGTTGACAACATGGAAAAGTATCAGTATATAATAGGACAGATAAACGCCTTAGAGGCAACAAGACAGGAACTCTCTAACCTGCTAAATGATAAGGAGCAAAATGAAAAAGGAACAGTCATCAATATTAACACCAAACAATAAACTTGTTGGTGTAAAACCTACAGAAAAAGAAGAACCAAAATTACCAAAGCCAACAGGCTGGAGACTTTTAGTTTTACCTTTTAAAATGAAAGAGACAACTAAAGGTGGATTAGTATTAGCTGAAACTACTTTAGAGCGACAACAAGTTGCTTCACAAGTGGGATTAGTTATGGCCATGGGTCCGCAATGTTATAAGGATAAAGAGAGGTATCCTGAAGGTCCATGGTGCAAAGAAAAAGATTGGATTATGTTTGCAAGATATGCAGGTAGTCGAATCAAAATAGATGGTGGAGAGATGCGTCTGCTAAACGACGATGAAGTGTTAGCAACAATTGATAGTCCAGAGGACATCTTGCATGAGTTCTAAACATAGGAAGGAGTAGCTATGCCAGACGAAGAAAAGAAAACAGTTGATATTGATACATCGGGACCCGATGTAGATGTGTCTTTACCTGAAGAAAAAAAAGAAGAGACAAGTAATATCCAAGTCGAAGAAACAAATGAAACAGAAGTAACGGAAAAAGAAACAGATAAAACATTTGAAAACGAACGAGAAACAAAGTTAGAAGAAGGTGGTGAGGTAGAAAAGAAAGAGGGGAAAGAAGACGACAAGCTTGAAGAATATAGTAAAGGAGTGCAATCTCGTATTGCAAAACTTACTCGTAAAATGCGAGAAGCAGAGCGAAGAGAAAAAGCTGCTTTAGATTATGCAAAAGCTGTTGAAGAAAAAAGAAAAACTACTGAAACAAAATTTTCAAAAGTTAATGAAGATTATGTTAAGCAGTTTGAAAATAGAGTTAAAGATGGTTTAGATGCCGCTCAAAAACAATTAGCAATAGCAATAGAAAATTCTGATGCTGCTGCTCAAATTGAGGCAAATAAAAAAATCGCTGCTTTATCAATTGATGAAGCTAGACTCAATGCTTTAAAAGAGCAACAAACAACAACAACAACTAAAGAAGTGTCTGCGCCTAAATTATCTGACGCAAACACTCTTCCAGAAAGCACACCTCAAAGCTTACCTACACCAGATCCTAAAGCGGAAGACTGGGCAAGTAATAATTCATGGTT